ATGCAAAATGAACTCTATGAACAATCGGGCAGTGATCTAATCCGACAGGTGGGAAAGCGGTACGGTGACTATCGTAAACGGATGGGATTCACCCAAAAAGAAGTGTCAGAGAAATCGGGATTAAGTGTTTTTACCATCAGTTCTTTGGAGAATGGGGCTTCTACAGGGATCACGTTGTCTTCGTTTATCAAATTGTTACGAGCAATAAACCACCTGGAAGAAATTGAAAAATTGCTGCCGGAACTTCCAGAAAGCCCTCGCACCTTATTCAAGAAACAACAAAAAGGGAAGTAGGAATGGAAATAAATGTAGTCATGGTAAAACTGTGGGGAGTACCCGTGGGATATCTTTCTTGGGATAAGAAAACGGATGTGGCTGTTTTTGAATATGATTCGGAATTCCTAACCAGAGGTCTGGATATTGCACCACTTACTATGTCCATTCATTCTCCTCGAAGTCAGAAACATATTCCTTGGACAGGCGATAAGGACACATTATATAGTGGGCTTCCACCCATGATTGCCGATTCTTTACCCGACAAATGGGGACACTCGCTTTTCAATGCTTGGTTGCGGGATAATCGTATTTCGGCAAAAAAAGTAACAACCGTGGATCATCTGTCGTTTATCGGTAAACGCGCCATGGGTGCACTGGAGTATGAACCAGCACAGAAGCTGGGTGACGATACCGTTTTTGCAGTTGAGATTGACCAACTATACGAATTTGCCAAACAGGTATTGAATAATAGGGAATCAACAGTGCTGAATGCTGATAATTCCATCTTATGGCAGGATTTGATTAAGATCAGTTCGTCTCCAGGAGGAAAGCGCCCCAAAGCTATTGTTGCGGTAAACAGGGCTACTGGAAAAGTCCTATCGGGACAGGGCTCTATTCCGGATGGTTTTGAGCACTTCATCCTAAAATACGATGATCATTCAACGTACCCTTTTGCCAAGTTGGAATATGTATATTACCAGATGGCTTTGGATGCCGGCATAAACATGATGCCTTCGGAATTGCGTTCCTACGGTACTGTTACACATTTTCTAACCCGTCGATTCGATCGAATTGGTAATGAGCGGATCCATACGCAAACAATGGCTGCCATGTCTCCCCGAAGTGACAGTTACGAAGAATTGTTTGCAGTGATTCGAAGGCTGAATTTACCCTATGAGGACAGCCGGCAACAGTATCTGCGGATGGTATTTAATGTGATTGCGCGCAATGTGGACGATCATTCAAAGAATTTCAGTTTTTGCATGACTCCGGATGGAGTATGGCGTTTATCACCGGCGTATGATTTGACCTACAGTGTCGATGCTTCGGCTCCCGTGTTTATGAACAGGCATTCGATGAGCATGAATGGGAAGAAGGAGGGTATTACTCGGGACGATTTGGAAGCGGTGGCTTTGAGGAATGACATTCAGGATAGCAAATCGTTGATGGAGGCGGTGGACGTGGCTGTTCGGAAATTTCGGGGGTATGCGAAGGAATTGGGGGTGGATGAACAGTTAATAGATAGGATTGAGGGGGATTTTGGGAGGGTTTAGGAATTACGGCGGGTACGACGTGAGCCTGTTTGATGAAAATGGAATTACGGCGCTGAAGTGTCGTGATCCCGTTTTTCTGGGGAATAAAGGAATTACGGCGGGTACGCCGTGATCCCGTTTGGGGGGCGCTAAAAAGAATAAAAGAAACAAGTGAAATGGGACTGCGTCCCTACGCTGTCCAGAAACCGAAAGGCCCATGCTCGAGTAAACTCGGCACGGGCCTTTCAATTTCTGTTCAGCTACGATCTTCGATCGATTTCACTTGCTTCTTTTATTCTTTTGCGGAGAGATAGGCTCTAAGACCTACACTGTAACGGAGTGCATTTAATACAATATTATACATATAATCAGGCATTTAGTATTTTTGCAAATGTAGTAAATATATTTAGAATGTGATAGATATTATTAAAAATAGTCCCTATATTTGCAGGGTAGGGACTAAACAAAATATCTATGAAAATCCAAAGAAAGGTTTTATTTTTCCCCGACAAAGAGATCGACAAACCAGACGCAAAATTACGCCTACGGATCAGGTACGGGAAAAGCCTGGTAAATTTCAATGTAGGGTATAGGATCGATCTGGCTAAATGGATCAAAGAGGCCCAGCGATGCAAGCCTGGGACGACACACGGAAAATACAAAGTATCAGCGACGGAAATAAACAACGAGATCCAGAGGCTGGAGGAGATCGCTGAAACTATTTTTAAGGGCTTCGAGATAATCAACCAGGTGCCAACCCCGGAGGAATTTCGGGAGGCATTCAATAAAGCGAACGGAAAAGAACCCGGGCCGGATGCCATCGATCAGAATTCATTTTACCATGTATTCGATCAATTCATAAGAACAGAGGGAGAAAAAAACGAATGGTCCGGCGCAACATTTACAAAATTCGCCTCAATCAAATCCCAATTACACGATTTCAATCCCAAATTATCACTAAAAGACCTATCAGAAAAGGACCTGCAGGGATTTGTTACCTATTTGCACAGCGTAGTAATTCCAAAAGCCCCGATAAAAGAGGGGAAAGAAATCAAAAAACAATACCAGACCGGACTGAGAAATACAACGATCGCGAAAACCGTTTCATTTGTACGATGGTTTCTAAGATGGGCCTTTGCGCGCGGATTTTACGAAGGGAGCCTACACATCACCTGGAAACCGAAATTTAAAGGCACCGACGGCAACCAGAAAGAAGTCATACATTTAACCTGGGATGAATTAATGAAATTATACGATTACAAGGTACCAGAAACCCAAAAACACCTTGAACGGGTCCGGGACGTATTTTGTTTCCAATGTTTCACAAGCCTACGATATTCAGACGTAGCCAAATTAAAGCGATCGGACGTAAAGCGGGATCATATCAATATCATAACACAAAAGACCGTCGACGGGCTAAGGATCGATTTAAACGATTACAGTAAAGCGATCCTGGACAAATACAAAGGCGCCCATTTTAAGGACGACAAAGCGCTCCCGGTAATCAGCAATGTAAAGATGAATGTTTACCTAAAGGATTTAGGAGCGCTGGCCGGACTAAACGAACGGCAAAGGATCGTATATTTTATGGGGAACGAACGAAAAGAGGAAGTATTTTTCAAATATCAAGTATTAACAACCCATTGCGGGCGCCGTACATTCATTGTAAACGCACTTTACTTAGGCATACCGGCGGAGGTCGTAATGCGATGGACCGGCCATAATGACTATTCAGCAATGAAACCCTACATAAAGATCGTCGATTCACTAAAGGCCCAGGAAATGAAAAAATTTAACCGGAAATGACATACACAAAAACCGATATAAGGGAAAACACCGCCCAGTTAATTAGGGGAATGGAATCATTTGTAAAGACCAAATATTTGGATCTGGGGATCGAAAACGAGGCCGATCGCTGGCATAGAGGCCCAGCCGATTATTATAGCAATGAAATTTGCAAGATAGAGAGTGAAGCACGAAAATGCCCGAACGTAATGATTTTGTGGTGGATCGATGGCGGTTACGGATGGAGGGAGCCAATTAAGGACGTAATAACAAACTTTTTATTTGATCGGCAGATAAAGGGGAAAGAAATCGGATTAGAAGCAGAGGACTCGTCAGGAGAATTACAAAGACAGTTTCTTTATTACTATTTGCAATGGAAGCATTTAAAAACACTATTAAATAAAAACCTGCCTCAAACTAAAAGAGATTTTAATTATGGCCTAATTATGAATGTTTGCGAACAAGAAAATAATACCATTATCCGAAAAATGATAGATGAAATTGATAATATTTTCGATTTATCAAATGTAGATAAATGCAATAAAAAGACATTTACGGCTGTATGCTATATCATTTATAAAGCTGAGGACAGAAACGAAAAAACGACAAAAAAAACGAGCTCAATATTAACAAAGGGTAAAAACGGCATCAATCCGAAAGTTCCATTTCCGAAGTTTTTGGAGATTATGGCTAACAGCTTCCTGAGAGATACGCCGAAATGGATGGATGCTAACAAGGGAGCAGAGGCAATGGAATCCATAGAAAAAAAGAAATTAGACGCGATCAAGAAAATTGTTAAGGACGCGCTGGAAAACATTAAGTTCGAGAACCTAAACAAAAAACAAAAGTATTTAATTAATGGAATTAAAGCTTACAAAGAATAAACGCCAATCGTATAAAATCAAATTTCAACCGCCAAAAGGCGGTTTTTATATTACAATAAACGGGGTAAAATACGAAGTATATTTTTATAATATTCTAATTATCATACAATTAAAAGAAATAAAAAAATACGAAATATTTAAAATCTACATTTTTCACAAACCCGCCGGTCTATCTTTGCCATGCAATCAAAAGCATGAAAAAGATGGAACACATCAACGACGAAACCTTAGTGGTAACCCTAACGATCGGACAGCTAAAGCAATTCATTGCTAATCAGATCCCGACGGTCCAGCCCCAGGCAAAGCAGGAAAAACAATACGCGTACGGCTTGAAAGGAATAGCCGAAATATTCGGATGCAGCGTCCATACCGCGAACCAGATCAAACAATCCGGCAAGATAGACACAGCGATCAGCCAGATCGGCCGCAAAATTGTGGTCGATGTTGATCTGGCGCGGGAATTGGCAGGCCGAAAATCAACCCTATCAAATACCAGGGCATTGGAGAAAAGGGGCTCCGGTAGCAAACTAAAAGTAGGGGAGATTAAAAAATGAGCCAAGAGAGAAGGGACAGCTTTGTATTTTATCGATCCTATTTTGAGGCGATAAACGAAATGAGCGAAGCCGATCAGATTCTAATTTTTCGCGCAATTTCAGAATACGCGCTAAATGATGTTAATCCAGAGCTTACAGGCCCCGCAAAATCTATTTTTATCTTAATCAGACCAACGCTGGACGCCAATCGTACAAAATGGGAAAACGGTAAAAATGGCGGCGAACATGGAAACAAAGGAGGCAGACCAAGAAAGGAAAACCCCGAAAAGCCCACAACAGAACCCCGAAATAACCCCAGCAAAACGGCACCCGAACCCCTAATGTATAATGTTGATGTTATTAATGTAGAAAAGGAAAAACAAAGAGCCGTTTTTGATTTATTCAGGAAGCAATACCCAGGAACCAAAGGCGGACTCAAAACCGAATACGATAATTTCATAAAAAAGCACCGCGATCACACCGAAGCGCTCCCGCTACTATTACCGGCAATCGAGGCTGAAATTAAATACCACGCCAATCTAATAGCATCCGGTCGAGACGAGCCCTACTATAAGAATTTAAGTACATGGATCAACGGACGCTGCTGGGAGTTAGAATTTCCAAACGCCACAAAAGCCCAAACGATCGAGGACACCAAACCAACTCCAGGATATTTTAAACCAATTGAATTCACAGTATGAAACCAAAAGTACAACCCAATCAATTGGAGCTATCCCCGGCGTATTTGAGTGAACGCATAGTATTGGGAACCATGCTAAACGAAAAAAGTACGGTAAATGAGGCCCTTCCAATTTTGAATGTAGATTGTTTTACGATCCAATTACACCGGGATATTTTTAAAGCGATTCAAATATTTGACGAGCGCAGAATATCGCCCGATGCGGTGACCGTATTGGATTTCCTAAAAAAGAAAAATCCAGATTTGGCCCCATCCGAGATCCTGGACATTTCCGCGAATTGCGCCTATATCGGACTAATCAATCATATTCAAATAATCCGAAATAACTATATAGAGCGAAGAGCTGTGAACGTTTTTGATTATTATGCGAGTAGAATCAAAAGCGAAGATGTAGAGGATGTTTTGATCGATGTATCAAAAGAAATCGACCAACTACTACAATTTCAATCTGGCGCCAATGAATCCGAACACATTTCAGAACCATTGGCCCGAGCATTGAAAGATATGTACGACCGGAAGGACCTTTTTGAAAAAGGAAAACCAACAGGGATTTCAACCGGACTCACAGATTTGGACCGGTTAAATGGAGGATGGCAAAAATCGGAATTAATTATATTAGCCGCCCGCCCAGCAATGGGAAAGACCGCAATAGCCCTCCATTTTGCAAAATCGGCCGCAAGGACCGGAACGCCAGTTGCAATTTTCACACTTGAGATGTCAGCCAAATCTTTGGCAGACAGACTGCTATTATCAGAATCCGAAGTCCATCCAGATTATTTCAAACATGGCAAGTTATCACAAAACGAATGCCAGGATATTGATCGGGCCTGCGGAATCACCGAACGCCTCCCGATATATGTAGATTCCAATGCCTCCGCCTCAATGACCTACATACGATCAAAATGTAGAACAATGCACAAAAAAGGACGCTGCGGGATGGTAGTAATTGACTACCTACAACTAATCAGCGAAAGAAAGACACAGGGGCGCAACAGAGAGCAGGAGGTCGCAGCTATGAGCAGAGAGGCCAAAATATTAGCCAAAGAGTTAAATATACCCGTATTATTACTATCCCAGCTAAATCGATCCGTAGATAACAGGGCCGATAAACGCCCGGTGCTTTCCGATCTAAGAGAATCCGGCGCCATTGAGCAGGACGCAGATTTGGTAATTATGATTCACCGGCCTGATTATTATCCAGCGTTTAAAGATCAGAACGCCCACGACTACCCAGCCAATTACGGTGAGCTTCTGATCGCCAAAAATAGAAATGGAATAACCGGATTAATCCCATTCCAACATAATGGGACACTAACTAAAATATTCGATTCATACCAAACGGGGCAGGCACCGCCAAAACCATCAAAAGAATACAATCCAAACGACGAAATGCCATTTTAAAAAAAATAATCAATATGAAACAAGATTTAGCCGAATTACTAAAAACCAAAGAAGGCCGCGCACGTGTACGATGGGACGCAATTAACACCCATGCGGCAATAATGCGAGAGCTTGACGAAATGGATTTTGAAGAGGAAACCCGGGAAAAAGCAGAAAAAACACCAATAGTCCCCGAATAAAATCCCTAAAATGGTCCCGAATTTATTTAAGTAATTGATATTCAATAATAGACGTAGAGCGAAACGCTCTAAAACCCTATAAAAACACCACCGATGAGCAACAACGTAAACGGCAGTACTTGGTTTGGGATCAGGCTGGACAATTCCCAACTTTCGCAAGACGCCCAGCGATCAAACCAGATTTTTAAAAGCATAGGCAACACCGCCCAGGCAGAAGGCTCCCGCATCGACAATATTTTCAAGCGGGCCACGATGGCCGCCGGCGCATTTTTCACCCTGCAGGCCGCCGGACAATTCGCGACGCAGATCGCAACCGTACGCGGCGAATTCCAACAGCTGGAGGTCGCGTTCAGCACATTATTACAGAGCAAGGCCAAAGCCACCGCCCTAATGGCCCAAATGGTACAAACGGCCATTAAAACCCCGTTCACGTTGCAGCAAGTAGCCAGCGGCGCGAAACAGCTAATCGCGTACGGCTTCGCATCCGAAGGCGTAAACGATACGTTGATCCGCCTGGGTAACATCGCCAGCGGTTTGGGCCTACCATTGGAACGCCTCACGTATTTGTACGGTACGACCATGACACAGGGCCGCCTTTATACGCGCGACCTAATACAATTCACCACCAGCGGGATCCCGATGTTGCAGGGCCTCGCCGACGTTTTCGGCGTATCCACAAAAGAGATCATGAAGATGGTCGAAGCCGGAAAGATCGGTTTCCCGGAAGTACAGAAAGTAATTGAGAATCTAACCAAAGAGGGCGGGAAATTTTATAATTTGATGGAGGAGCAAAGCAAGACCATCACCGGCCAGATTTCCAATTTAAAAGATAAGATTTCGTTGATGTTTAACGAGATCGGACAAAATAGCGAGGGCATGATCGGCGCCGTAATCGGAGGGGCCCAAAGCCTGGTCACACATTACGACGAGGTAGGCCGCATCCTTGCCGTTTTGGTAATCACATACGGAACATACAGAGCCGCGTTGATAGCCATCGCAGCCGCCCAGAAAATAGCCCTGGCCGCGCAAATGATTACGGAATGGTACACGATGGGCAAGGCCCTCGGGTTTGCCACCGCTAACCAGATGCTTTTCAATACCGCCGCCGGGATGAATCCGTACGTATTGATCGCCTCCGTATTGGTGGGCGCCGTTTCGGCTTTGATCCTATTCGGGAATGCAGCCGAAACAGCCGCCGACGCACAGGCCAAAATGAACGAAGTAATTACCGAGTCTTACGGCGTAATGGGTACCGAAATGGACCGGTTCGAACGCCTTCGCAAGATCATGAAGGACGGAAACGAACAATACACCGTCCGCAAGAACGCGCTGGACGAAATCAAAAAAATCGTACCGGATTATTTAGGCAGTCTGGACAAAGAAGGCAAGCTGATCAACGACAACAGCGACGCGCTGGACAACTATGTAAAACGATTGAAGCTGACCGCACAGATCAGAGTAGCCAGCGAACGCCTTGGCACCGCATCCGCCGACGAGAGCGCATATATTTCCAGCCTGACCGCCCGGGAAAAATTCGGGATCATCAAAGGCCAGAGCCTACCAAAATACACAGCCGACGGAGGAGCCACCACCGACGACGACCGCATGAGGGCCTCCGGGTTGACGCCGATCGCATACCGGGCCATCACCGAGAACCTGCGCGCCTATAAGGCCAAGACGGACCAATACAGCAGCATGATCGACGGCTGGACAAAAGAAATGCTGGCCGTACCAACCGCCGGAGGGAATGGAGCCGGGGGCGACGACGATCCAACCACCGAGCTAAAGAACGCCCAGAAAGCCTTCGCCAAGGAAACCAAGGACCAAGCCCAGAAATTAAAAGACAGCCTGGTCGACATCAAGAAAGCCGAAACGACCGATAAGATCAAACAGATCGAAATCGAGCGCGACGCCGCGATCGCAGGCATCAAGCAAGAGCAGGCCGATTATACCGCGCTGGCCAAGAAAGCCGGCGTAAAAAACCCGGATACGAAAGTTTTCGAGAACCGGATCAACGCCCAGAACGATCTGGCCAAGGCCAAGACGAAAGAGGTCAGCGACGAAGCCGCCAAGGATGCAGCCGATACCGAGAAAAAGAAGCTGGACGACCTTTTAAGCCAATACAGGACGTTTGAAGGCAAGCGCCTCGCATTGGATACCGAATACACCACCGACACCGATCGTTTAAACAAGGCGCTGACAAAAGCCACGACGGACGCAGAAAAGAAAAGCATTCAGGACAGCCTCGCCGCCCGGAAAGCATCGTATCAATCAGGACTTGCAGAGCTCGAAAACGAAGCCATGCAAAGCACCGGTTTTTATCAGGAACTATTTAAAGAGATTAGCGAGAAGGGATACAGAACCCTCGCCGATTTGGCACGCCGTACCAGCGAGGTTATGAGCAGCGCAAAGACCAGCAAGAGCGCGGACGGTAAGGATATGATTACGATCGAGATCCCTACCATCGACGCCGCTGGGAACCAGGTAAAAAAGGCCGTAACCATAACGCTGGAGGAATTCACCAAGCTACAAGAAAAGAGCGACGACATTACGAAGGCCCTACAAGATCGCAACCCGTTCAAGGCGCTCGAAAATGCGATCGACAATTACAACAATGCACGCCAAAGCAACAACAAAACAGACGAAGCGGACGCCATCGAGCAGATCGGTAAAGCGGCCACCGGTACGATCGGACAGCTAAAGGCATGGGGGAACACCATCGGCCAAGTTTTCGGCGACGACGTAAACGACGCAATCGGACGGATCACCGACCTGATCAGCGGGGTTGCAGATTTAGCCGTAGGAATTGGCAAGTTTGCCGCCGGGGACGTTTTAGGCGGGATCACAGCATCAGCATCCGGGCTTGTACAGATTTTTACCCAGATCACTGCGATAATTGACGAGGAGAAAAACGAGCAGGCCAATTTGATGATCGCAGAAATCGAATACCAACGCCAGCTTGATGAACGCCAAATCAAACTGATCGAAAGCCGCAGCCATTTGGCAGCATACGCCAACGACGTCGAACTTCTAAACAAATTGATCGCAGCCGGATACATTGAGGAAGGCGCCGCCGATTATTGGAGCCAGCTAAGCGATAAGGCCGCTAAATATATCACAGATCAAAATCGAGAAACAGCGAACGCGGCGAACCTTTGGGCGAAGCTACAAAAGGAATGGACGTACGAAAAGGATAAGTGGGGCGTTACAGAAATGAGCCTAAAAGGATATAACGCCGAACAAATAGCGCTTTTCTACCAACAGGGAAAGTTAGCAGGTAACGCGAAAAAATACTATGAAGCGTGGGTCGCAGCCGGTAAAACAATCGATGAGATAGACGAGGCACTCGTCAGCCTAAACGAAGAAATGAGCGCGCTTGCCACCGGTATGAATTTCGACACATTTTTAGACGACGCGCTCAACCAGCTAACAGCGGCCAAAGGCGACGTTGCCAATTTCGCGGATTACACCGAAGAAACGATCAAGAAAGCGCTCCTAAATTCATTCAAATATCAGTATTTAGCCGGACAAATAGATAAATTATACACCGATCTATCCAAAGCAATGATAGCGGGCGACGCAAACGAAAATTTTATCGACGGATGGATCCAGCAATACAATGATACCGTTGGCGGCGCATGGAGCCAACTGGAGGAAGTTTTCAAGAAAGCGGGCCTTTCCGCCGCCGACATATCCGACACACGCACAGCCGCCACGAAGGGCATCGCATCATTAAGCCAGGACAGCGCCGACGAATTGAACGGACGGTTCGCGGTAATCCAGGGGCACACATCACAACTGACCGCCAACACGAACATATTAGTACAAAACAGCGGGAAGGCGCTCGAACATTTGGCACGCATCGATAACAACACGGGACGTCTGGCAGCAATTGAAAACAGTAACGAAAACATGAAAACGTCCCTCGCCTCGATGAAAACAACCATTGACGACATCGGCAGGAACGGAATCATTTTAAAGAAGTAACGCCCTAAAATTTAAATCTATGCTGGAAATGATACCCCGCGAATTTTGGCCCGAATTATGGGTTGACTTGCGCGAAAAAGAAGGAGAGCTGGAAGCCATAATAATACAAAACCAAAAAGAAATCGAAGAAAAAAACAACAGGAAAAAAGAAGCCCGGGGCGCCGAATTTGATAAAGCAATTTACCGACAACTAAGGAAAGCAGACAGAGAACGCGGGCTCAATCATAGAGAAAAAAGAAAGAATAAACCCAATTTATAAAAACCCACAAAATGGAAAATCAAGATCCACAAGTAACAAAACAAAGGCTGGAGAAAATAACCGCCGCCGTAGCGACCGCCCCAGAGCAACACCGCCACTCCGTAATATCAGGATTCAACCGGCTACAATTTGAAAACGACGCCGAATTTGACGGTTATCTGGCCGCGATCACAACCAGCGCCGCCGAATACGGACGAACTTCATTGATGCCCCAGGCACCGAAGAAAGGCGAAGAAATCCCGGAAACAATTCTTTCAGCCATCAACGGACGGCCCGACGGACAACCCTTTTAAGTAAAAAAAACGAATAGCAAAAAACAAAATGGAAAAGATTCTAATCAGAGAAAACGAAGGGCAACAAATCCAGATCGTACAACGCGCAAAAGAGGAGGCCCAAAACATCAACACGAAATTAGCCCCGGCAATGGCCGCGCTTGGCGTAGAATTGGACGACGAGGCTTTCAAAGATTGCATTCTAAGCGATTGCGAAGAAACCCGGACCGTATATTTTGGGGCATTGGAAGCAGACCTCGAGAATATCAAGAACCCCGGTGTTCGCGACGCAATGCGACAGGATGCCCGGGAGGCATTCACCGGCTTCACCGACACCGTACGCACATTGAAGGCAGAAACGACGCTAAGGCAGTTTTTAAGCATATCAGACGGGGTTTGTATCCTAACCCCAGACAATGAAGCCGCGCTGCTGGACAGCGTAAAGACATACGCGGTAGGGGCGGAGCAGATCGAAGCATACAACCAACTAAAGGCGATCATTGACGCCCTGAACGATTTCCATAAAGGGAACATTCCCCCGGGATGGCAAGCGATTTTTGAGATCAAAGACGGGGTATTTTATCCCAACAGCCAAATAGATTATTCATGGATCGTCGAAAGACGCAAAAACAAGTAACAGAAATGAGCACACTATCAACATTCAACCAGGACTGGGAAAGCCTTCAGGCAATTGTAACCCAGGAACACATCGACAGCGTAAAAGCGGTCAAGGCATCAATGAACGAATTAACGAACGATTTCCCCAACTCTTGGCAGCCGTACCAGATCACCGTAATGCAGCGATTAACGGAGGATCTGATCAAGATCATGGACGAAATCAAAACGATCGGAGTATACCCCGAAAGTTAAACCAGAGCATCCAACCGCCCGGATCGTAAAAGCGGCCCCTTCCGCCCAAAGCGATCCGGGTAATTGGATGCCGATCAAGTGCGTACAGTATAAGCATAGGTTTAAATAAAAGTGCGTATATTGTACGCATTCAATAAGTTAGCTATAAAATATTTAATATCCAATAGCACAAAAAAAATATTTTATACTAAACTTTGCGATAAACTAAAAACCCCAATATCATGGAAGCAGAAACCAATTTAATCAAAATTATCGAAGTACCCGTACAGCCCATTTATGCCGAAAGGGTACACCAGCTCGCAGTTATCAGCAACCAGATCACCGACGCCCGGGCCGCATTTCTAAAATTCATGAACATAGCCGATCAGGACAAAAAAGAAGGTAAATACCCATTTTCGACGGTATTATCCGACGATCTTATAGCATTGGACGAAGCGTTCGTAACAATTATAGAGGGCCTTTCAGAAGGCGCCGGGAATGTCCTAAAAGACGGGATCGCTGAATATCAACTAAATAGATCGTACGAGGAGGCAGCGGCGACAGACCCCAACAAATAGCCAAACACGTGAAATCAGTATAGAATCGAAATAAAACCCCCAAAACCATGCCAAACGATACCATCACCATCACCAGGGCAGACCTAAACAGCCTACTCAACGAAGTCGGACGGAAAGCCTGCCGGCTAACGCTCGAAACGTACCGACAAATCGGACCAATGACACCGGCCAGCTCAGCGGACAAATTGATTATTTCATCGATCGCATCGATCGCAGCCATTACCGTAAGTAAGACCAACGTACTCACCACCCCACAAGAGGCCCCGGATCAAAAGAACTTCCCATTTAAGCAAGCATTTGAAGCCGCAGGGATGGGATCAAAAACGACCGAAGCCGTCCAGGAATCCCAAGGCGCAAGGCCAGCCACAGAAAAGGACACCCACAACACTAAATAAGCCTGAACATGAACACGAACCAGCCCGCCGAAACCAACGGCATGAAAGAAATCGTTTTCCAATTACCAACGAAGGACCTGGAATTTATTAGCACATTTCAGGACGTAAACGCAAGTATTCGAGAGGTCGACCGGTATTTAGATAAGGCCCGGAACGCAATGCAACCGGAAAGGGAACCGGGTGGCTATTTTTTGCAAGCCGATGAAATAATGACTTTGATCCGGGACACAGAATGCCAGCTGCAAGAGATCGCAAACAATATTTCGAGATCAATCGGGATGCTGCTAAGCACATCAATTGCAAACAACACAATGCGATAAAATTCACCCACATTCAAAACAGCCCAGCCATGCCATTCCAGAAAGGGTACAAGCCCCCGCACCAATTCAGCAGCACCCACCAGCCAGCCAAGAAAGGCCGAAAGCCGGCAATCTATAAGCAATTGACTGCCCAGATGGAAAGTAATAAAATAGCCATCGAGCTAAGCCGCGAAGATTTTAACCATTTGCAGCAATGGGTTTTAGAGCGCAACAAAGTGGAGCTGCAGCGCATAGTAAACAGCCCCCAGACGCCGGTCTTTTTAGTAAACATGGTTTCCGCCATCATTGCAGATACAAAAAGCGGAAATTTTGGAACGATTGAACGGATTTTAGAGCGCCTCTTCGGCAAACCAAAGATTACCGCCGACATCGAAAGCGGGGGGAAGCCATTAAACGAAACCACCCACGTTTTGGATCTATCCAATTTGACAGATAAGGAGCTGGAGCTGATCGGGAAATTAGTAGTACAGAACCAGGGCGATTCAACGAGTAGCGCCCTCCCAGAATTGGAGTTAAAAAACAACGAAATCGAAATTTCGCGCTAAAAAACAGGACAATCTCAAAAATATGGTTTCGGGATTTTTTAGAGCAGGGAGATCCGGCGCGTCGCGATGATGGGCCGGATTTTTCGTTATAATTCAGCCCCAAAATTTCACCGGGGACAGCGAAAAGATTCAGCCAAGGAAGAAACAGCAAAGCACCGACGAAACAGCACACAGGGCGACACCAGGGAACCCAAATACAACGGAAGCCAATTGGATCAATCCAACCCACCGGCCCAAATGAACCGCCCGAAAGCGATCCGAACACAAAGCACCGAAAAGGAAGAGCCGACGTTCAGCAAACAAGTAAGAGCACCCAAACATATCCCAGGCATTTAAAAGAAGCACACCGCCAAGGCCATCAACGAGGCCACGATCAGACAAACAGCCGGTAAACAGGAATACAAACCGGCATCAACCGCAAAAATGAGCTAAAACCCCCAAACACAGGAAAACAATAAAGCCAGCATAAAGCCCGGGAAGGACCTAACCAGGAATAAAAGCCAGAACCCCGAACACCAGCCAACACCCGGCCAATGGATCAAATCAACAAAATATAAGGTGGTCTGCAAGCCGTACGAATCCGGGAAATATTAAAGATTCAAAATTGATAGGTAGCGTTTGCCATTTTTCGGGACCGCATTAAAGGCCGCAAGCCAATAAAAACCCCAAGAAAACCCCAAAGAAACCCCGAAATAACCCCAAGCAAATCCCAGATAAAACAAATTTCTGAAATGTAACCCGTAAATTCATACGATATTTGGAAGGATGGAAGGGCGCAGCACAACCAGAACCAACCGAAAGAACCGGAAAGCCGTAAGGCGCTGGAGCCTAATTTGACGATTCAGAAAATACCAGGTCCCCTTTTTGGCCGCGTACACGCGCCGTATGATCCGCCGAGCCATCGAGGAACCGGTCAGGGATGCCAGCCGGGAAAGCCGGACAAACGAAATCAATGCTATCCAGATGAACGCACAGCGCGCACTTGGAACGGTACGGAGCGAACACAGCCGAACGCCCGTCGAATTGTAAGTATTTTTCTATCAGCTTGCCCAT